ATTCTGCACCGCAATGGTTAGCATACTTTTGAGCGTTCTCGGACCCCGCCTTTGCCCAATCTGGCATTTCAACACCGCCTAAGTCAGCGTCGAATGATTCATACGGAATGTAGTATTGGAATATTAAGTTTTTCATTACAAATTATATATTCTTATTTTTTCGGAGCAGATTTTCCCTTTACCGCGTCAGCACCAAAGAACGCAGCAACTAACACCGAGATAGAAACAAAATAAGTTGGAGCAATATCACTAATCAACTGTGCCGCTTTGTCTTGACCCATAATTGTAGTAATCAAAATAATTGCTGGATACAGCAGCATGCCAAACAATGCAAACCAAGTCATTTTTCTCATAGCATCTCTTTGTGCATCGGCATCTTCGAGTTCTTTGCGTTTAAACTCCATATGCATTTCCAATTCTTCGGCTGAAATATGACCATCGCCATTAGTATCAGCTTCATCTAAGCCTTCAATAGTCTTCCGTAATTGCTTTATCTCTTCCTTTGTCGGTTCGGCCATTGTTATACTCCGCTAAAATTATGCTAGCAATTTCTATTGCACGATCATAACCATTGCGCAGACGATTGGACCTAAAGCCATTCTCTACGAACCACTGTAAAGTATTTATATCAGATGCAAACACAGGCATGTTGAAGTCTTCAGTTATAACTTCGAATTCTGATCTCAAATTAAAAGTGTCAAAAAACAATTTATTTTCCATAAGTTCCAAGGGCAAGTTCCAATTCTACAAATAGGTATTCTTCAAGATCATCTTCATTGCACTGGAAGCGAATACCAATACCGCCAGCTTTTTTCCATCGTGCGATGTTTTCAGGCTTATCGTCAATCAGAATATTTGGCTGACGAGTAAGACTATTCATTGCGTATTTATGTTTGTTACTAGTAAAGATAACATTTTCGACTAAAGGTGGCATATAGTGCTTATCTTCGAGCCATCTACGCTTCCAATAAGCCGAGTTGTTATGATCGCCTTTGAGTGGAGAAGAACAGATACCCCAATCACCATTAGTAATGTCATTGACAAACCTAATGATCTCACATGAGAGACTAGGACCTGATCTACGTGGACCACGATCTTCTCTAAAGATTGGTAGTGTGTAAAAGAAATCAGTGTTAGCAAGTTCTTTAAACTTGATCTCACGATCCTGAATTGACTTCCAATGGTCAACACCATATTTTACTTCGATACCACTAAAAAAGTCGGCGATTACGCCATCCATATCAAGATATACTGTCATCCGAAAATACCTCCTCTAATTCTTTCATCAATATTAAATGCTTCTTGCTCGAGCTCATCGAGCGCTTCGTGGAGTGGGTCAACCCATCGCTTAGCGCCTTTTGGAGTATGAGAACTATTAAGAGCCGGCTCTACGCATAAATCAATTTCTGTGCGACATTGATCAATAAACATAATCAGATCGTCAAGCTGTTCCATTTGTTTCAAATGTTCATCATTGTAGAACCGACGTCTTGCCATTATGCTGCATGCCTCGCAATTAAGATATCTGTCCAAAGTGATTGAACTGTCTTCAGCTTACCTTCGAGCTCTTTTACAACAGATGGATTAAAATATGGAGGAAGCTTTGCTGTCTCATCCATAATCATTTGAGGAAGAATGCGAAGTTGACGAGAAATAGTCTCTTGCTGTTGATCAGCAGGCATAGCTAGAATCATTTTTTTGAAGGCTGAATTTGAGATTGGCTTTGACATTTTATTTCCTCTTTCCATTTTATAGATCTATTATACACTATATTTGAGGAAATGTACACTAAAAAGTGCACTTTTTTATTTAATTAAAATAAAGGCTTACGTTTTTTATCCGTGAAACATCTTACGCCTATTATATTCATCGCGAGTTTCGATCATTTTATCGATCCAAGCATCTCGTGTTTCCTTGTACATGACAGGATGAAAGTCATCTACATCCATAACAATTCGTGTTTGTTGAATAGCCATACCAGTACGTTCTTCCCACATGACAGCATATGCTGCTAGTTGCATAAAGTAATTACCAATATTGGCTTTTTTCTTAGGACGTCGAGAAGTCTTCCAATCAACGATTGTAGGTACACCATCCCATTCGCAAATACAATCACATGTACCGGCTAGCTGCAAATGATCAGAATACAATGGAACTTCTTGTCCGTAGATTTTAGTGACATGCTTATCGAGCAAAGGACGAAGATTCTCGAGAGATTGAACAACATGTGGAAGAAATTCTTTACGACAGTCGGGTTCATTTCTTAAATATTTTTCGATAAGGCTATGAACAGCAGTACCACGAGCAGCAGCGCGGCCGCCGATACGATTAGCTTCTTCTTCACCTACTCGTTTACGCCATTTTGCAATTGATTCTTCACTTAAGATACTAAGAACAGTAGTAACACTAGGATAGGCATTACCATCCAGGGTAAGATATCTCCTTCCGTCAGGACTATCTGTTCGATCCAAGCTTTCATATCCCATATCAATTTTTTCATGGATAAACTCCATCATCATTTCCAATCGTTGTTTTATTTAATAATAGTATTATTATAAACCATTTTGCGGCAAAAGTAAACAAAATAATTCATTTTTATCTGAGTCCCATTAATTCTTTTGTCATTATATAGTCTCTTACTATACCAGACCTTACGATATCATCCCATCCGAATTGAATAATAGAGAAATCTTTCATTCTTTCAATGATATTTAAGAATTTTGCTAAACCGTTTCTTTCACCATCATTGTTAAAATCAGATTGTAGATAATCACCACAAAGAATTAATCGAGTATTTTCACCAGCACGAGTCATGACAGAATCTAGTTCATGGAAATTAAGATTTTGCATTTCATCGACAATTATAATTGCGCGATCAAATGTTCTACCACGGATAAAAGACGTTGTTTCGAATTTAATGATATTAGAAGAAACAAGCTTGTTATAGGCAGTTTTATCTGCTACTAACTCTTGACAAATCATTTTATACGGTGATTCATAGACTTCTATTTTTTCTTCTAGCTTTCCGGGTAAAAATCCAACCTCTCTGACTGGAACAATCGATCTCATAATAATAACTTTGTCATAAGATGAACTTTTTTCGAGACATGCTTCGAGTGCTAAGTACATCGCAATAAAAGTTTTACCAGTACCAGCAGATCCAGCAAGAACTAGATTTTCACCTTCATCCCATAAACTATATGCTTTTTGCTGATTCGCAGTAATAGGATCGAATTCGAGTAAGTCTTCGTATTTGATTCTTGCGCTACTCATGTTTTTACTTTACTGTTTCTTCCAGATTGTTTGTCGATTTTTTTCATGAAGTCTCTCCAATCTCCGCTGGTTTTTCCAAGTGTACTACCGTGCTGAGTTATCATCGCAGGAAATTTCATGACATGAATAACGTCGACCATTTCATTTAGAATAGTTTGTAATTCATCACGTGAACAATTTACATTCCATTCTTCTTGAGTTTTAGTATCTTTTAAGGTGTAGATTGGCATCTTGTCGAATTTCTTCCTTTATAGTATTAACACGTTTTGTCATCCAACTAATGGCAGTGCTAATATGCCCAGTATCCTGTGGTTGCAAACACGATTTAGCATATGCAATTTCATTTTCAATAATATCTATTTGATCTAATTTATCCATCACATTTCTCCATAAACCATTCCGGCATTTTACGTTTTGTCCAGACCATTTTAAATCGAGCTTGCTTTGTTTTATAAAAAGCTCGATAAGATTTAACGGGTTCATTGTAAAAGAAACATTCTGGATTAGAACCCATTGCTAACCTAAAGGGTGTTAGTGGTCCTTTCGGTATATTGCGCGGAGCAGAATATAATGGACCTCCTAGATCTCGCGCAGTCTTATGAATCTTATCATATCTATATGTATATTCTTGACACAGAGCAATGAAATGATCGTAATGCCAACGATAGTTCATATCACTTTCCATTGTCCATTGAGTACAAGGATGACCAACATGAACTGCTTTATAGTATAACAATTCAGCTTCGAGATCATCGGCACCTTCATACAGATCCCAATATTTTACCATAGTCTTACCAGACTTAGATGGTCGCTTAGTTAACAGGCCATCAAGTACTCGATGAGCAGTCGATAGCATTTGACCGGATTCTACTACCATTTTAGGGATATGTTTATCACACTGCATTTGAGCAGCAATTACAGGATCTTCATCGAGTATAAAAATATTCATGAGAGATATACCTCCGCTCTCCAACATAATACTCTATTATTATACCATAAAAGTAGAGAAATGTAAACCCCTAAAATGAAAAGAGGCTCCAGCTTATAAAACTGGAACCCCTCTTCTTTAACTTATATGCTTATGTTACTTCAGCGATTCGCCTAATTAAGAAAGATCGTTTTTCTAAGATTTTTTTCATTCTACTGAATAATCCTTTCTTCTTTAGCTTTTCAGCATATTCTTGAAGTTCGTGTGAATCTTTCTTGAGTCTTTCGAGCTGAGTAATTGTCATATTGGATACTCCGGTTAATGGTTAATCTTTTAACAATCCGGGAAAGGCCTCCTCTATTACAGGGCGCGTAATACCTTTTGGCTTTTCCTTATTAATCATAGATATAACGAGTCGTGCATCACTTGGATCAATCGACTCAATCAAACCGATAAAAATCTTTTCGCGTTTAAACGCCGGCATCTTAGATCCCGGTCCGCCTTTAACAAAATATTGGAAATCTTTATTTCTTTTAAGAAGATTTGATGGTGCGTTGTAGCCATCATTTGCTGTATATGGTGGCTCACCCTTTGGGAGTAACCATGAAACCGTAGAGTCATATGTGCCTCTCAAAATATCTTTAAGAGCCCACGTGTCATTCTTTTTGAGTATTCCGACCTTTTCAGACTTTGTTTTTGCTTTTTGTGCTTCTTCAATGACTTCATATACGTATTTCATCTTCACCTCTATTTTTATTTATATAAGCGTATACCTTTACTTGATAGTTAAAAGTATGCGGATACATGTCTGGATCAACTAGTCGATCGCCGTAGTATCTGATAAGTTTTTGGGTAAATGTCTCTTGTGTATCTTGCATCCGATAAACGAATTGTAGTACTCATCGCTGAGTAATACGTCCCTTTCAAATTGGAGTTTTGCTTCATAATATGACATCTCACCCTTTGTTGTACAAAGGCGAAGAATCTCTCTTTTATAGTTCTCTTTACCTTTTTCTTCGATGAGTAATTTAACTTCTTCACTACTACCAAAGTAAGTGCGCCAGTCGGACTCAGCACGAGTCCGTACTCGTCGAGTCCTCTTAGAGTTCTTCGGCAATGTTTTAGGTTTCCAGAAGTTCTTTTTACCAATATATTTTTTACTAGTGTCCAGTTCAGTAATTTCATAAACAAATCCCTGATATTCTTCGGGTGTTTCATCATATTCTTTGTCTTTATAATACCACATGTATTATATATTATATATGTTAAACCTTCTTCGAAGCGTTTCTTCCCAAATACCCTGGAACCTTTTTATGTTTAATACGAAAAAGCTTAACAAAAAATTTAGTAATAAACTCCATGCTATTCATCCTCTTCTATAAAACGTATTTCTTCGTGATTAGCTTCGGCTATAGCTCGTCTTCCACACATCGGACAAAATTCTGGAGAATCATTTGCAATAATGTGAGTTACTTCTTCGCACTCTTCACATTCGATTCTAAATTCTATCATGCAACTTTTTCCCAGCCCCAGTCACCTTCCATGCCATTAACTGAATATTCTGTTACTCGCTTCTCGAAGAAGTTGTCATGTGATGCGCCATTCAGTACCCAATCTAGCCAAGGCAAAGGATTATCTTTTTGCTTAAAAATAGGCTTCATTCCAAGTTGTAGTAATCTACGGTCAGCGATATGCCGAATATAGTCACGAACTTCTTGCTTTGCTAAACCCTGCATTTCTTCGCTGCCGTTAAAGGCTAGCTTAATAAATGCATCTTCAAGTTTCACCGCGTTTTTAGCCATCTCGTAGAGCTTAGACTTGAGCTCGTCGTTAACAATGCGTGGATGCTCATCGCAAAATTCACGGAAGAGTTTAGCAATACCTTGTACATGCATTGACTCATCGCGGATTGACCATTCTACGATTGTACCCATACCCTTCATCTTACC